TAAGACTAAAATCAGTAAATGTAAAAACACCTGATTATTTTGATAATAATGGAGCTGTAAATACAGCATATACTGCTTCAATTCCAGTAGCCCAAAGTGGTTCATTTGGAAATGCTGATGGTAATATTACAGGAACAGGAGATAATTTCTTCCAAAATATTAATAATGGAGATACGCAAGGTCTCGCAGCTTCTGATTATACAGATGCTATTAATTTATTAGCAAACGCGGATGAATACGTTTATAACATAATCACAGCCCCAGGATTAATATATGCGAATGCAACTCACAAAACCCCATTAAATACGCTAATTGCTAATATTGAAAATAGAGGGGATGCAATTATAGTAATGGATCTTGAAAATTATGGTTCATCTATAACAGCAACATCTACCACAGCTGCTAGTTTAGATACTTCATATGCTGCTTCATATTGGCCTTGGGTTCAAATGATTGATCCAAATACAGATAAATTAGAATGGGTCCCAGCATCAACTTTAATTCCGGGAGTTTACGCATTTACTGATAGAGTAAGTGAACCATGGTTTGCACCAGCAGGTATTAACCGAGGTGGATTAGGAGTAGTAAGACAAGCAGAAAGAAAATTAACTCAAACTAATAGAGATACTTTATACACTAATAAAGTAAATCCATTAGCAACTTTCCCAGGACAAGGTGTTACAGTGTTTGGGCAAAAAACACTACAAACACAAGCAAGTGCTTTAGATAGAGTAAATGTTAGAAGATTATTAATTGCTCTTAAATCTTATATTTCTCAAATTTCTGATAACTTAGTATTTGAACAAAACACAGCAGCTACAAGAAATCAATTCTTAAGTCAAGTAAATCCATATTTGGAATCAGTACAACAAAGACAAGGTTTATATGCCTTTAAGGTAGTAATGGATTCTACTAACAATACACCAGATGTTATTGATAGAAACCAATTAGTAGGTGCTATTTATTTACAACCAACTAAAACAGCTGAATTCATTTACTTAGATTTTAATGTTCTTCCAACTGGAGCAACTTTCCCAGCGTAAGAGTTTAAAGGTATAATATTTATAATTGAATAAAAAAAATAAAAAAAAATAAAATGGCAGTATTAGATCCAAACGAAATATTTTTCACAGCATTTGAACCAAAACAAGCAAATAGGTTTATCATGTATGTAGATGGAATCCCATCGTATATGATTAAAGAGTTTGGAGAAGTGAAAATCACCCAAGAAAAAGTTACCTTAAACCACATCAATGTAGAACGTAAAGTTAAAGGTAAATCTAAATGGGCAGACGTATCAATGAAACTTTACGATCCAATTACACCCTCTGGAGCTCAAGCAGTAATGGAGTGGGTAAGATTACACCACGAATCAGTAACAGGTAGAGATGGTTATAGTGATTTCTATAAAAAAGATATCACTGTAAATGTATTAGGTCCTGTTGGTGATGTAGTTTCTGAATGGGTATTAAAAGGTGCATTTATATTAGAAGCAACATTTGATGGATATAATTGGGATACAGATGCTCAAGCCCAAACTGTTAATTTAAATTTATCTATAGATTACGCAGTATTAAATTTCTAAAAAAACTGTTAAATATTTTTAAAGAGAGCTTGGCTTATGTCAAGCTCTTTTGTATCGTTAGTATGTATACACGTATTAAAGTTATAACAAATAAAAATTATGAGTGAAGAAAGTTTTAAGTTTCCAACCGAAACAATTGAATTGCCCTCTAAAGGGTTAATTTATCCCGAAGACAATCCCCTATCAAGTGGTAAGATTGAGATGAAATATATGACTGCAAAGGAAGAAGATATTCTTTCAAACCAATCATATATTCAAAATGGAACAGTTTTAGATAAATTGTTAAAAGCATTAATTGTAACAAAATGCAATTACAATGACCTTATTGTAGGAGATAAAAATGCAGTTATGATTGCAGCTCGTGTCTTAGGATATGGTAAAGATTATAAATTTGAATATAAGGGAGAAGAAGTAGAAGTTGATTTAAGTACTTTAGAAAATAAGGAATTTGATGAAAATTCTATTACTAAAGGAGTAAATGAATTCCAATACACATTGCCTAATTCAGGTACAGAAATTACATATAAATTATTATCTCATAAAGATGAGATGGCAATAGAAGCTGAAATTAAAGGTCTGAAAAAATTAATAAAAAATCAGATCCAATGATTTCTACACGTATGAAACAAATGATTCTTTCTGTAAATGGAGATTCTGAACGTAAAACAGTGCGTGAATTTGTAGATACATACTTTTTAGCGATGGATGCTAGGGCATTTAGAAAACACATAGCAGGACACCAACCTGACGTGAATTTATTAACACAAGTGGAATTAAGTGACGGTGAGGAGGACGTCGAGATTCCCATTACTGTCAACTTTTTTTGGCCTGACGCAAACCTATAGAATTTCATTATTCGCCCAGATCCATGAGATAGTGTTTCATGGGAATGGAGGGTATGATTGGCATACCGTATATAACATGCCTATTTGGCTTCGTAATTTTACATTTAATAAAATGAGAGAACATTACGAAAAAGAAGCAGCAGAAATGAAAAAAGCCACAGGCAAATCTTCAGGTGGAGATACTGTGATAGATTCTGAGGGTAAAGTTAAAGCCCCTGAACATTTAAAACATATAAAAAAACCCCCAACTTATACAGCGAAGGCATCAAAGAAATGATGCCTTCCTATATTTATAATAAAATCAACTAGTGGCTAGTAGAGAAGACATAAATAACCAGAAGGAACTTAATAGTAATCTTAAAGAAACAATTTCTTTAGAAGAACAAATGGCTGATGGTCTGAGATCCTACACTGACATGATGAAAGATGTCAATAGGTTAACAGGAAAAAAAATAACTTTAGAAAGTGAAGTTTCTTCTCAATTAACTAAATTAACAGCAGCAACAACAAAGTTATACCAACAACAAGAAGGTCTAAATCGTCTTACAGACAAACAACTTGATAAAGAGGCTTCAAAAGCTAGAATAGCAGTTGAAGAATTAAAAGTACTTGCACAAAGTATTACGAAAAAGAACAATCTTACTAACCTTGAAGACGAATTATTAGCTACCCTTAACGATAAATTTAAAAGGGAACAAGGGATTTTAGATCAAGTAGAAGAACAAGTTGCACAAAGAAAAGAAGCTAATAAAGCTATGGGTGTGGCTGGTGGTTTACTTAAAGGACTTACTGATCTTTCTCCCCAATTTGCTAAAGCACTTAAAGTTGATGAAATGGCAGCTGACATGCAAGAATTTGCAGACAATGCAGCTGAAGCTGGAGGAAAAGTATCAAGACTTAGTGTATTACTGAAAGGAATTGGAAGTGGTTTTAAAAATCTTTTTAGCACATTAACAGATCCAACAGTAATTATTGGAGCTCTGGTTAAAGGGTTTTTAGCTGTAGATAAGGCCCAAACAGAATTTCAAAGACAAACAGGACAAACAGTACCCCTTTTTGATGACTTAAATACAGAACTCCTTTTAAGTTCTGAATATATTGCTGCAGCTACTGAATTAACTAAAGAATTAGGAATGAATGCTGCTAATGTTTTCTCAAAAGAAGACATTACTGAAGTAGCTTTAATGACTAAGCAAATAGGACTATCAGCTAAAGAATCTAATTCATTAGCAATGCAATCCAAAGTACATGGGATGTCTGTTGAAGACAATAACAATGCTATTTTTGATGGTGTTAATGCTATGAATGCCCAAAATAATTCTGCAATTAACGGTAAAAAAGTTTTAGAAGATGTAGCTAATACATCTGCAGGTATAGCAGCTAGTTATGCAGGATATCCAGGTGAATTAGCAAAAGCTGCAACTGCGGCTGCAAGTTTAGGAATGACTTTAGATGGTGTTGATAAAATTGCAGGTTCATTATTACAATTTGAATCTTCAATTGCGGCTGAAATGGAAGCTGAATTATTAACTGGTCAAAACCTTAATTTAGAGAAAGCACGACAATTAGCATTAGATAATGATTTAGCAGGGGTAGCAAATGAATTAGCTAACCAAGGCATTACTATGGCTAGTTTTAGCAGAATGAATCGTATTCAACAAGAAGCACAAGCCAAAGCAGTGGGTATGACTCGAGATGAACTAGCTAAATCTCTCATGATGAAAGAAATGGAAGCTGGTCTTGATAGAGAATCTTTAACAGCAGCTCAACAACAACAATATGATCAAATAAAAAGTTTAGAAGTTCAAGAACAATTTAATACTGCAATAGGTAAACTGCAAGAAGCATTAGCTCCTGTTGTAGGATTATTTGCCACTATTTTATCCAAATCTTATATATTATATCCTTTAATAACTGCAATAGGAGTAGTAATGGTAGGTAAGGTTATAAAAGGTTCAGTTGGATTGAAAAACAACTTACAAGATTCTGTAAAAAGTGCTAAAGAAATGTTAAAAAGTTTTAAAAATGCTGGAGGGTTAATGGGTAAAATGTATAAAGGAGGACAATTTATGCCTGGAGGTGGCAGAGCTAAAGCAGGTGGTCAAAGAGGAGGAGGATTAGTAGGTAGAATAAAACAATCTTTTAAAGTACCTAAAGGATTAGATAAAGGAGCTAAAAGTATAGCAGATTCAGCAGATAAAACAAAAGGTATAGATCCTAAACAAGGTTCTGGTATTAAAAAATTCTTAGAAGGATTAGGTGATGGTTTAGCTTCTATAGGGAAACAAGCCGGAAAAGTTATTATGGGTGGAGTAGCATTAGGTATAGCTTTATTCTCAATGGGTGCTGGGTTTGCTAAAGCTTTAACTATGATAGCAGGAACAGATCCAGTATTAATGATAGCATTTTCCGCAGGAATATCTGCAATTGGTCTTACTGTAGCTGCTATGGGTAAAGTAGGTGGAGATATAATAAAAGGTGCATTAGCAATGGGTATTATGGGGGTAGCATTAATCCCAGCAGCATATGCTTTTAGTTTATTAGCTGGTGTAGATGCAGCATCTATTTTAGCATTTTCAGCAGCTATACCAATTCTAGGACTTTCAGTATTAGCTTTAGGTTTAATATTTACAAATCCAATTACTATGTTCTTATTTGGGGCTGGTATTTTAGGATTATTAGCTTTAGGAGTAGCAATAATGCCTTTAGCAGCTGCATTTAGTCAATTAGCAGATGCAAATGTAGCAGGTACAATGGCTGGTATTAGTCAGTTAGCATCTATAGCCCCAGGATTATCAGTAGCAGCTTCAGGTTTATACGATTTAGCAGGAGGTTTAACTGCTGTTGGAGTAGCGGGTGTTTTAGCATTACCAGTATTATCATCACTTATAAATTCAGGATTAATTGGAGGAGGAGCAGCTGGAGGTGAGGATAAAAAAGAAGGAGGGATGGAAAAAGTAAATAAAAACTTAGAAAAATTAATAGCATTAGTAGAAGCTGGAGGAGATGTATTTATTGATGGATCTAAAGTAGGAAAAACACTTCAATTATCATCTTCTACAATGGGTTAATATTTATAACAAAACACAATTAAAATATAAAATTATGGCAACATCATTATTAAACAAACTAACAGGAACATCAGGTGGATCAGTTTTATCAGAACTAGATGGAGCAACTCCAACAGTACCAGATTTTGCATTATCAAAATTACATGATACTTATTCCATCAATAACCTCCCATTTATTGCTGATAAACCATCACCATCAGAATTAGACCTAAACGGAGCAGTCCCAGCTTATAACTATAGAGACAATGCACCTGAGGGAATGACATTTTAAAAAAATAACATATGGCTTTAATTGACTTAAAAACAGATTTCAGGTCATTAAAGTTTGGTTTAGGACAAGCATCAGATAAACCTGGAGGGGGGTATAGTAATCAACCTTATGTTGTTAAACCTATCCCAGACTATGATGAAGATGCATCCAATATATTTAATACTGGAGGCCCAGATTCCCTACTACGTGGGGGGTTAATGGCTCCTATTAAAGCTATAGATGATGTAAGTCGATTAACCAAAATGTTTTTTGACTTAAAATCCCCTAACGGTTTATTATTTACTGCAAAACAAAATGTATTATCTAGAAATTCAGTAAAAACTGAAGCTTCAAAAGGATTAGGTACCGCAGGAGGTACTGTTAATCAAGGATTATATCTCCCAACATCAACTATACTTCAATCTGGAGCTGGTTTTTCAGGAACACATTTAAATTTACTAGGATTAAACCCATTTTCTCCAGGTCTTGATAATGATAGTTATCAAGCACAAAGAGTTAATGGGGGATTAATGAAATATGAAACTGTTGCAAAGTTTAATAATCAAGCTTCTTCAAATGATGTAAAAGAAATTGCAGCTACCCCAGGTGTTTTAGATCCACTTCATGATGTATTTGAAAATGATCCTTTAATACTAGGAACAGAAGGATTTAGACCTACTGCAAACCCATTTCCACGATATTTAGAAGAACCCCAACCTGCTACAGTAGAAGGAGAATTTACTAATAGATTATTAAATATTTGGTATAATAAACAACAACAAGTTACAGATGATACAATTGTTTTAGACTATGGTGGTGGTCCTGGATCTATATTAGGAGTAGGAAAAACTCAAATCCCATTTGGTCAAAGAACAGGAATAAACAACCCCTTAGCTAAAGGTAGTAAGCAACAACAAGATTTCTTTTATGGTAGAGAAAAAGGAAATAGTCAAATTCTTACAGGAGCTTATAATACTGCTAATAATCTTACACTTTACAGAGCTACTCAATTAGCAGCAAAATCTACTCTTTTAAACCTTAAAGAATTATCTGATGATTTTGACCCAACAGGTACTGAAGGGTATAAAGTAAGTAGAACTTATAATAAAGATGAAGGTGCGTTAGCTAGAAAACCTAGTGAAATTGATGATTCTAAAGAAAAACATCAACTTATTACCACAACAAGTGATTATCTTGCAAACCCTTACTTTACTCACCCTTACTTACAAACCTTTCAAACCCAATTTACAAGTTCAGATTTTACTGATAGTAATGATGAAAATATTTTAACAAAAGGTGGAATTAGTCCTTACGTTTTAAATAACAATTTAATAACAAATGTATCAACAGTTGGGGGGCTTGGAGAGTGGTGGAGGAATGACCGTTCAACCCCAAATATTTATGATAGTTTAGATAAATATAATAAAAGGAATAGTGCAACTGAATTATATAAATCCCTCACTAAAAATGTAGATAAGGCATCAGGGATAAATCAGAATATGGACTTTAGTCTTTATAGTTTTGGTGCAAATGGTTTTAGTGTGTATGATCCTGCAATTGAAGGAAATACTTGGCCTACTACAACTCCATTACAAGCAAAAAATAATTCTTCAACATGGACCCAGGAAATGTTAATTTCTCAACCATCAAATGTTGGAAAATTATCAGGTAACCCTACACTTCAAGATTTTAGAACACCATTATTAGAGGGTTCAGACACAT